TGGGTGGGTGGCAGCGCCCCGACGCTCGACACGACGAAGTACACCTGCATCGAACTGTGGAAGGTCGGAACGCAGGTGTACGGCGCCTACGTGGGGGCCGCGTAATGCTGCACCACATGCTGCGACGGGTGGCACAATCGGCGGCGGTTCCGGTCGCGACCTATATCGCCGCCAAGCATAGCGCGACTTCTCTCACCACACACACGTTCACGGGCGCAAGCATCGGCACCGCGGCGGCGGATCGCCTCGTCGTGGTTTGCGTGTCGTCGCAGACATCAAGCAACCGTACTATTTCGTCCGCAACGATCGGCGGAAATGCCGCAACGATCGTCGTCTCGAGCGCGAACGGCATCAACCCCGGCGGCATAATCTGCCTACCCGTCGCGGCCGGCACTACAGCCGATATCGTCATAAAATTCTCCGCTGGCGTGAGCAACTGCCGCATCCAGGTGTTCACCATCACGGGCCTCAACAGCACGACCGCGGTTTCGTCAAACCAAGGATCAGGCCTCACGACGGCGCCAAGCTGCGCGATCACGCCAACCGCAGGCGCGGCGGTCATTGCCAATGCTTTCAATCAAAGCTCGACCGCGGGCTCCGTGACCGTCACCAGCGGCGGCACGGCCACCAACGACGACACCATCAGCACGTACCATTATTACGCAGGCCTCCGGCAAAACACTCCGGCCGGATCGCTGACTTGCACCATCACGTTCCCCGCATCCGCGAACAGCCGCATCTTCGCGGCGGCATGGAGATAGAGCATGCGCTATGCGAAGATCACTAACGGCACCGTCGAGAAATACCCCTACACCCCAGCCGACGTGGTGGCCGAGAACCCGCAGACGTCGTTTCCGCAGGAGATGCCAGACACCCTCATGCTTGAGTACGGCGCGACGCCGGTTGCCGACAGCGTACCGCCGCCAGCCCCTCCCGGCGGTTCCGTGATCGAGGTTGAACCCCTTCTCGTCAACGGTGCGTGGACCCGCGCCTGGTCTGTTGCTGCCGCGCCGATCCCCGACATCGTCTCGGCACGTCAGGCCCGCCTCGCGCTCCTTCAGGGCGGCATCCTCGCATCGGTCGAGGCCATGATCGCACAGCAGGACGAGGCAACGCGCATCGCATGGGAATACGCCACCGAGTTCCGCCGGAGCGACCCGCTGCTGGCGGCGCTCGCGCAGAACCTCGGTCTATCCGAGGCGCAGATCGACCAGTTCTTTGCCACGGCGTCGGGGCTGTAGAGCATGACCTTCCTGCCCATCCAACTGCCCCCCGGCATCGTCCACGCGCCGACACCCGACGCGGCCCCGGGGCGTTGGTATGACGGCAACCAGATCCGTTGGCAGGAGGGCACCCTCAAGCCCATCGGCGGCTGGCGGAAGATCAGCAGCCCGGCGCTCTCTGGAATTGCCCGCAAGCTGCACCTGTGGCGGACCAACGCCGACTTGCGCCTGATGCTGGCCGGCACTGAGGACAAGCTGCAGTCCCTCTCGGACGGCACCTGGACGGATGTCAGCCCGTCCGGCCTCACGGCCCTATTCAACGGCACCACCCTTGGCTACGGCACCCTCGCCTACGGGAGCCAGGCCTACGGCGTCGCCCGCAGCGGCACCAGCACGCTCGTCGCCAAGCGGCATGCGTGGAGCATGGACAACTGGGGCGAGGACGTCATCGCCCTGAGCAGCGCGGATGGACGGCTCCTTTATTTCGACGCCAGCTCGCCCACAGCCGACGCCGTGCCGATCGGGCAGTACGCGATCTCGACCATCTCCCGCACCTCCAACGTCACGACGGTGGTGACCACTGCGGCGCATAATCTCTCGACCAGCGACAGCGTCACGATCTCCGGCGTCACCGGCACCGGCTTCGACGCCACGGCGATCGCGACCGTCACGAACCCCACCACCTTCACCTACGCGAACACGGGCGCGGACGGCTCTGGCACGGGCGGCACCGTTCTCGACAACGCCGTGCCCACCGCCAACCGCGCCGTGGTCGTCACCCCCGAGCGTCACGTCATGGTGCTGCAGGTGGACGGCGATCCCTTCAGCTACGGCTGGTCGAGCCGCGAGGATTACACGGACTGGGACTTCGCGTCGGTCACCAACACCGCCGGCAAGCTGCCGGTGGCCTCCGAGACGCCGCTTTTCGCCATCTGCAAGGTGCGCGAGGGCATGCTAATGTTCTCGGAGAGCCACGTCTACCTGGTGCGCTACGTGGGCCTGCCGTTCATCTATGGCCACGACGAGCTGGCCAAGACGGCGCTTCTTTCCTCAAACGCCTGCGCCACGATGGGCGGCCGCGCCGTATGGATGACAGGCGATGGCTTCACGCAGTACGACGGCGGATCGGTGCAGCCGCTGGAATGCACCTTCGCCGATCGCCTCTTCGAGGACATAGACCCGGAGTACGGGCCTCGCCTGACGCACGCCGCATCGAACGGCATTCACAAGGAGGTGTGGTGGTTCTACCCCTCTATCGGTTCGACCGAATGCGACCGCTACGTGATCTGGAACTACGCGGAGGACTGGTGGTCCTGGGGATCGCTGGCCCGCACCGCCATGTTCCCGGCCGGGGCCGGCCCCTATCCGGTCCTCGCCGGGGCCGACCGGAACATCTACGAGCACGAGGTCGGGTGGCTGGCTGATGGCGTCAGCCGCGTGGGCAGCATCTACGCGGAGAGCGCCGTCATCAACGCGCCCGGCGCGGAGGACACCCTTCACGTCAGCCAGATCCTGCCCTCCGGCGGCTACGGTGCCGAGAACGCATCCTTTACCCTCTATAGCCGCATGGCGCCGGAGGGCGCCGAGCGCACCTTCGGGCCGTACACGACCCGGTCTGACGGTTACGTGGACTGCCGCGCCTCCGGCCGCGACATCAGGATCAAGGTGGCGTCGGCGGAGGATGATGACTTCAGCATCGGGCGCATGCGCCTGAAGGTTGCCGCGGGGGGCAAACGATGATAATCTCCCTGCCACCAGTAAGCGCGCCTTTCGCGCAGATATTGGACACGATCCGTCGAGCCTTCGGCCCGGTCATCTCGTACAACGAGGCGGCCCCCCGACTGCTCCTGCGATCACCCAATGGAACGACATATTCGGTGACGGTCGATGACGCCGGCACCCTTTCCACGGCGGTGATCAATGGCAAGACTAGACCCTGACGAACTGCAGAAGCGCCTCGCGCGGGCCTTGAAGGTCGGCGGCGACACGCACACGCCCGCCGACGTCGCGCGGGCCGTGCAGGAAGGCCGCATGCAGGCGTGGCTGAACGGCGACACGGTCGTCGTCACCGAGATCGTGCAGTATCCGCGCGGATCTTCCATCAACATCTTCCTGGCGGTCGGAAACCTCGACGAGGTGATGGCCTTGCAACCCCAGATCGAGGCCTTCGGCAAGGCCCACGGGTGCGATCGCATGCACATGATCGGGCGCCCCGGCTGGAAAGCCGTGCTGCCGAAATTCGGCTGGGAGCAGAAACCCCGCGCATTCTTTGAGAGGACGTTGCACTGATGGGTAAATCATCCGGTTCCCAGAAGGTCACGCAGACCACCAAGCTGCCTGATTGGGTGAACACCGCCGCGCAGGATCTGCTGAAGCAGGGCAACGCGGCCTCGGACAACCTCGCCACGCCCTACATGGGCAACACGGTGGCGGGCCTCGACCCGCTGCAGCAGTACGCCATCGACCAGGCGGGCGGCAACGTCGGCATGTCGATGGGTAATTTCAACAGCGCCATCGCCAATGCCGCCGAGAGCGCCGGCTACACGCCGGGGCAACTCACGGGCGTGGACTACGGGCAATACATGAACCCGTACATCAGCAACGTGGAGAACGCGGCGCTGGGCAACATGGACCGCGCCTTCCGGCAGAACCTCAACACGATCGGCGACCAGGCGATCAACGCCAACGCCTTTGGCGGCTCCCGCCAGGGCGTGGCGGAGGGTGCCGCCGCCAGCGACTATGCGCGGCAATACGGCGACCTCTCGGCGCAGCTCCGCTCCCAGGGCTACGACAAGGCACAGGGTGCGGCGACGACCGACCTCGACCGCCTGCTGCAGGGGGAGCAGCTCAACGCGCAGGCGGCGCAGACGCAGGGCCAGCTCGGGGCGGCGCAACAGGAGAGTTTCCTGCAGAGCATTCAGTCGGCCCTGTCGGCGGGCAACATCAACCAGCAGCAGGCGCAGGCGCTCCTCGCGCAGGCCCAGCAGCAGTATGATGCGCAGCGCAACTACCCGCTGGAGCAGCTCGACATCAACATGTCGACGCTCGCCGGGACGCCCTACGGCGGCTCGACGACGAGGGTCACGCCGACGCAGGGCTCGCCGATCATGGGCGCACTGGGCGGCCTCGGCCTCGGCAACACGCTATTCTCAAGCGGCGGCGCACTGGCCGGCCTGGGCCTCTCGCCGATGCTGGGCGCCCTGGGCGGGGGCGCCTTGGGCCTCTTTGGCGCCCTGTCCGACGAGCGCACCAAGACGAACGTCAAGCATCTCGGCTTCGACCCGAACACCGGGGCGCCGCTCTACGCCTACGACTACATCGACGACGTGGAGAACGCCCGCGCCACAGGCCAGCCCATGCCGCCGAAGCGCGTGGGGCCGATGGCGCAGGATATTGAGGCGATGTACCCCGGCAGCACCGGGGAGGTCGGCGGCCACATGACCATTCCGGGGCTCATCTGATGAACAGCATCTGGGACTGGCTCAACCCCGCACCGCAGCAGCCGGAAGGCCTCCGCGACGATCGCGGCGCGCCCTACAACAACGGATACGGCACCGCCGCGCCGGATTTCTGGCACGCTTTCGGAAACGCCGACTGGAACACCGCCAGCGGCAACGTCGGACAGTTCATGGACGCGCAGAAGCAGCAGGCCGGCCAGCAGGGCGAGAACGGCGCGCTGGAGGAATTCAAGCACCAGCCGCAGCAGCGGAAATACAAGTGGCTAAAATTCAAGGGGCTCCTCGATGGCTAATTTTGTCGATACCCTCCGCACCCTCGGCCTCTTCCAGGGCGGCCAGCAGCAAGCGCCGCAGGACAACACCTACGGGCTTGATCCGGCGATCCTGCAGCAGGTGCAGGGCCAGAACCAGATGGACCAGTCGCTGCGCCTGCTGGCCATGAGTCAGCAGATGACACCCGACCAGCGCAACCAGATGCTCGGCAACTGGACGCCCGGCGCCGACCAGCAGCGCGCCCTCTACAACGCGGCGCAGTTGCAGATCATGCGCAACAACCAGATCAAGGCCGCGCAGGAGGCCCAGCAGACGGCCGCCGCGCGTCAGCAACTGGCCGAGGCGCTCAAGAACGAGCCGCCCGGGCCGAAGCGCAACGCGGCGATGTTCTTCCTCCAGGCGGGTGATTACAACAAGGCGGCCGAGATCCTCTACACGCCGCCGGAATATCAGATCATCGACGGCTACTACGTCACCAAGAACGACCCCAGCGCGCCGGCGATCCCGGTGGAAGGCCTGGCTGCTAAATCCACGAAAGACCCGGACGCGACGTTGAAATGGCTCAACGCCTTCGACCAGAACGACGCCGTGAAGATGTACAACAACTCCTACGCCATCGCGGAGAGCCTCAAGAGTGGCGTCTACGACGACACGAAAGTGGCGGATCTCGATTTCATCTACGGCGTGGCGAAGGCCATCGACCCGATCGGTGTGGTGCGCGGCGACGACGCCAGCAACATCATCGCGACACAGGGCCTGGACGCGCAGACGGTCGGCCAGATCCGCGCGACACTCGGCGGCCGTGGCGCTCTCGACGTGCAAACCAAGAAGAGGCTTTACGCTCTCGTCAAGCGGCGCGGTGAGGGCCTACGGGGCATCGCGGAGAGTCGGCGTCAGCGGTTCATCCAATCCTCCGGCGGTGCCGTCGATGAGACAGATCTCCCGCCGCTGCCCGCCTTCCCCGACTACCTCCTGCCGGCTCCGGTCCCGGCCGGCGGCCGCAGCAATCCTGAACCTCGACTGATTGGTGTGGGCGAATGAAGACCTACTATTTCGAGCTGGCCAACGGCACCCGCATCTCGATCAAGGCCGAGAACGAAACGGATGCGCGCCAGAAGGCCCGCGCCGCGCAGGATGGCGGCCAGAACGGCACGGACTGGGGGCGCGTGGCAGGCCTCGCCGGGCGCGCCGGAGCGGAGGGCCTGGTGGAAGGCGCCGGCACCCTGGCATCTCTCCCGGTAGACGCAGGCTACAACCTGTTCGCCGCCGGGCAGAACGCGCTCAACTACATGGCACCCGACTACGTGGGCCCGGCCGAGTACGGCATGCCCGCCACCAATGCGGTGGTCGGTGCCGGCCAGGCGCTGGGTAACGCCCTCGGCTTGCCCACACCGGAGACGGATAACGAGAAGCTCTACTCGGCGATCGGCAAGGGCGCCGTGAGCTTCCTGCCCTCTATGGGTGTAGGCGCGGGCCTCAACGCTGTTGGGCGGGTCGCCCAGGGCGTCAGCGGCCTCGAGCGCGTGGGTCGTGCCGTGCAGGGCACCGGAGACATCCTCCGCGCCGCGCCGGTCACGCAGGCCGTGGGTGGCGCCGCAGCGGGCGGCGCATCCGAGTACACCATGCAGGAGACGGGCGACCCCTACGCCGCGGCCATTGCGGGCATCGCGGCTGGCAGTTCCGCCAGCGCCGTTCCCGCCGCGGCGGGCCTCACGCGCGCCACCCTGCGCCCTCTGTACCCCAGTGGCCGTGACCAGATCGTGGGCGACATTCTCAACATGCAGGCCCGCAACCCCGACGCCGCCATCCAGGCGATGCAGAATGCGCCACAGTACGTGCCCGGCAGCCAGCCCCTGGCCGGCGTGGCCTCGCGCGACCCGGGCCTGATCAACCTGCAGCGCGGCGCGGAGCGTGCCGACACGCGCAAGATCCTCACCGACAACATCGAGCAGGCCAACAACGCCCGCCACCAGGCCCTGCGCGGCATGACGCTGACACCGGAGCAGGCCGACGCCCGCTGGACGGCACGCACGGCGAAGGCCGACGTGGACACGGCTGCGCTCTTCGACACTCCCGCGATGCAGCGGGCGCGCGTCTCGGCCAAGCCCATCTTCACCGCCATGTCAGCCATCCGGCAGGATGCCCGCACGGCGGCTCGCCTGCCGGTGCAGGAGGCCCTCTCCTTCGCGCAGCGGGAGATCATGAAATTTGCCCGCCGCGACAAGAAGACCGGCGACATCGTCGTCAACCCCGGCGTCCTCTACAGCATCCGCCAGAACATCGCGCAGGCGATGAAAGGCGACATCCGCCCCTCCGACCTCCCCAACATCAAGCTGGGCGGGAAGACCATGCAGAGCGTGATCTCGGCGATCGACGACCAGATCGAAACCGCCGCCCCCGGCTTCAAAGCCTACATGGACGACCTCGCGCAATCCGCGAAGCAGATCGAGCAGGGCACTCTGGGCGGCGAGGCCTACCGCGCCGGGATCTCCCGCGGCCCCGGCGGCGTCACAATCAACGAGCCGTTCCTCAACCAGGCCACACTCACCAAGGCCTACGAGAAGGTGGCGCCGAAGCTCGACCCCCGGCAGAGGCAGACGTTCGACGCCGTCATCGCCGACCTCAACCGTTCGATGCAGGTCAACTCGCCCTCCATCCGCGCGACGGGTTCCGACACGGTGCAGAACCTCTCCGTGGCGGCCCTCATCGGTCGCGTGGCGGGTGGCGGCGCGATCGACAGCATCATCGGCGAGGGTGCCGTGCAACTTCTCGGAAAGCTCGGCCGTCTGGGCAGTGCGGGAACGCCCGCCACGGTTGACCGCCTGGTGGAGGCGATGGCCGACCCGCGCCTCGCCGCGGCCCTCATGCGCAAGGCTACGCCGGGCAACATCAAGTACGCCAACAGCATCATCAACCAGCTCGTGCAGGGCGCCGGGTCGGCGGCCCGTACCTCGGCTGCGAACTCGCAGACGCACAAGGGCATGAACATCACCTTCGGGCCGGATGGAACATGGAAGAGGAACTAGGGGAGTATGGCATGGCTTACGAGCAGTGGCACCTCGACAGAAAGGTGCCGATCTCGATCATCATCGCGTTGTTCGTACAGACCATGACGTTCATCTGGGTCGGCGTGACGTGGAAAGCCGAGGTGGACATTTCCCTCGTCACGCTCAAGGCGCAGGTGTCCGGCAATACTGACCTGAACAGCAAGCAGGAGCCGAGGATCATCGTCCTTGAGCAGCAACTCCGCTTTATTGCGGACACGCTGGCCCGCATCGACCGGAAACTCGACCAGCTTGACGGTAACGGAACCCGCCCATGAAAACATCCATGAAAGGCATCCTGGCGATCATCGACCAGGAGGCCGTCGTCCTCTCCACCTACAAGGACAGCGCCGGCGTTCTCACGATCGGCGTGGGCCACACGGCTGCGGCTGGCGGCATGGCGCCCAGGCCCGGCGACCGGATCACCCTCCCTCAGGCCATCGCCATGCTGCAGGCGGACCTCGCCCGGTACGAGCGTCGGGTGGCCTCGGCGGTGCGGGCGCCCCTCACGCAGGCGCAGTTCGACGCCCTCGTCGATTTCGACTACAACACCGGAGCCATCGTGAAAGGCTCGGTGGATGACCACATCAACGCAGGGAAACTCGACCTGGCGATGGCCGTCCTCCAGCAATACGACAAGGCGGGGGGCCACAAGCTGGCCGGCCTCGATCGTCGCCGTGACATGGAAGAGCGCATGTTCGTCCACGGCATCTACCCCGACGTGCCGGCCGTGAAGGTCTACGACAAGTTCCCGGGCGCCGTGCGCCTGGTGCCGGTGTCTTCCCTGAACCTCACGGAGGCCCCACAGGTTGGCCCGGCGCCGGAGGCACCCACCATCACGCCAGCCGGCGATGAGCCGCCACCGGCCGCGCCTGCAGCAATGAACCCCCTCCAGATGGTCATGGCCGCCCTCGCGTCCCTCATGGCCCTGGCGGTGGGATACCTGATGTCACGATAGGAGAGAGCCATGTTCCTCACCATCGCCTTCGTCGCCCTGGTCATTGGCGGCGTGATCCTCGCTCTCCCGCAATTCCGCGGGTGGCGCACGATGATCTTCCATAGCGTCGTGGCCGGCGTGCTGGGCATCATTCCCCTCCTGGCGGAAACCACCGGCTTCCTGCAGACGCTGGACTGGGCGAAATACGTTGGCCCCAACCAGGTGCCGTGGGTGATGCTGGTAATCGGCCTCCTCGGCATCTGGCTGCGGTGGGCCACCAAGGGTCCGGTAGGTCAGAAGCACTGACATGCTTGCGCTCGTCCTCAAGTGGTTGTCGGGCGGCATCCTCGACCGGGTGATGTCGCACCTCGAGCATCAGGGCGACACGAAGGCCGAGATCACCAAGGAGATGATCCGTGCCGAGCTGCAGCGCCGGCAGGTGCAGGCCGACGTCGTGAGGGCCGAATTGGGCCACCCCGTGGCGTGGTTCCCGCGGCTGCTGGCCAGCCTCACGGCCGTCTTCGTCCTGATGACCTTCGTCGTTCGCTGGTTGTTCTTCCCCGGCACGCCGCTGGCGGAACTCGACCCGTGGGTGGCCGGAGTGATCGGCACGATTTTCGCCGGAATGTTCATCACGGGGCGCTAGTAGAGGCCCCGCGTGCTGCCCCAGTGCTGTCGGGCGTACGGTTTGAAATCGCCGCGGTAGCCGACACCCGTGTAGTGTTCCGGGTTCATATAGCGGCTCGGCCAGACGTGGATCCTGTCCGCCGGCCATTCGCCCGCCTCGTAGACCGACTGCATCAGCAGGTTCCCCACGCAGCGCCACGGCTCACCCGCCGAGGCCTTGCTGCAGGCGCCGATCATGGCTTCCGCGAAGGCCGCGCCCGGCGTGGCAGCATACAGAGGCGTGATCAGGCCGGGGCGGGCTTCCTCGCTCTCGTAGACGGCGTAAGCCTCGATCTCCGAGGCCAGCAGCTCGTCCACCGGCCGCAGGCACTCGCTGTCGCAGCCCGGCATCAGGCCCCCCACCTCGTGCAGGATCTCATATCTCACGACGTCGGCCACGCCGCGCCACTCGCCCTGCGCCCGGTAGGCGTCCACCAGGCGCTGATTGCGCCACCACCGGCTAAATACCTCGTCGTTGCCCCAGTGGCGGTATTCCCACGCCGGATGCAGCCGGGGCCATGTAGACATCCAGTGCAGGGGTGGTTCGCGCCCGCCCACCCAGACGTGATGCAGGATACGTGGGATCACAGCCAGAGCAACCCAACGAGGGCGGCACCCACGCCCCACGCCAGCCACTCAAGGTGGCCCCACCAGCCCCACGTCGGCATGTCGCGCACGGCGGCGATGATATTCGACTTGTTGGCCTGCGCCAGCTCACGCAGCAGGCCCGCCGTCGTGAGGCAGAACACGATCGACGCAGCCGAGCCGCCGAGGCCGTAGGCAATAGCGCCCAGCGCACCGCCCCCGGCCGTGTGTAGCGCAACGTCTGCCAGGTGGTCCTTGGTGGAGGCGGTCATGCCGGAGCCCCCACGCGCACGTACCTCTTCCCTTCGCCGTCCTTGCAGCCCGGCACCCACGGCAGGGTGATCGCAGCGATCACCGCGGCCTTGGCCGCCGTCTTGTCCATGACCCCCGGCCCTGGCCTCTTGCCGGGGCGGTGGCCCTTGCTCCAGTGCTGCACCTTGGGCGGCAGTTCCAGCTTGCGGTGAACCCTTGAGATGATCGAGCAGCGCGACCGCTTGACGCCGAACCGATCGACCATCATGTGCGAAATCTCGCTGCACGTATGGGCCGCCCAGTGCTCGACCAAGAAGGCATCCTCCTCCGGGGTGTAGTTGCTCATCTTCCCTTCCTCCTCTTGATGCTGGTTTCGGCAATCGTCTCCTGCGGCAATCGGCTCTGGTCCTTGGCTGGCCGTGGCCTGGACTCTTCGCGGCTGGTCTTGCGGGGGTCAGCATCTGGCACCAGGTCGCACGGCACGAGAAGCCGGAGGGTGCCAGAGGTCATCTGGAAAGGGATTGTGCAGGTCGGCATGGGCCGCTGCTGGACGATGGTGCGCACCTTGGGTGAGGGCTGCGCTAAAAAAGCTCCTATGATTACAATGGAGCCGAAAGCGTAGGTGAGGGGGCTGTTAACCCATTGTTGCAAGGACGGTTTTACGCTAGCCGGGGTTCTGGGCATCGCTCGGCTCCACGTTATCGTCCCGGGCGTGATCCACGAGGAACCGCACGAGCGGCATCGAGCTGCCGACGCTGTAGGTGCGGTATCCGGTGATGTTCGCGGGTTTGGTGCGCGGCTTCCCGCGGAACACGATCGGGTAACCGAAATCGACCCGCGCCTCCGGGTGAGCCAGCAATATGGCGTCGATCGTCACCTTGAGTTCGTACAGCTTCATCACATTCTCTCCCACCAGTCGGGTTCTTCCCGTAAATCCTTTCCAGATATGATCGTGCCGATCACCACGGCGACTACGAAACCAACGAAAGCGCCGCAGCCGAAGACCAGGAAATCACGCATCGCCTCTCTCCTCCCGCTCGAGCCGATCCGCCACCAGCTTCGCGTAGCCCGCGATGTCGGCCCAGTTGTCGCTGTAGCGCGGGTTGCCGTTGACCACTCTCGAAACCTTGACGCAGATCATCCGCAGCGCATCGCGCATGTCGGCGTCGAGGACCGTGCCGCGATCGCGGCAGTGGGTGTCGATCAGGTCCGACAAGCTGGAACTGATCTTGGCCTGCTGCAGATAGTTGCCGTAGTTGCTGCCCCGGTCCTGCAGGATGCGGTTGATGTCAGCCATTATTTCTTCCTCGCTTTCATCGCCTCTAACAAAAGATCCTGCACAGACCGCTTCCCCTCGAGCCGCTGCAGCACCAGCTCGTCGACCGTGTTCTTGGCGACGATATGGTAGATGAACACCGGCCTGTCGTGGCCGCTCTGCGCCTGTCGCGCCGGGCCGATCCGCTCGATGATCTGCTGGTGCTGTTCCAAGTCCCACCAGTGGCCGAAGAACACCAAAATATTTCCGCCGTCCTGGAGGTTCAGACCGTGGCCTGCGCTCGCGGGGTGCGCGAACATCAGGCGGATTTTCCCTTCGTTCCAATCGCGCAGCGTCTGCGGGTCTTTGTCCAGTTCCCGGCCGAAGGGGAAGGCTTTCTTGAGCCGCGCGAGGTCGCTTTTGAAATGGTACGCCACCAGCACCGGGGCGCCACTGGCCTCCTCGACGATCTCGTCGAGCGCATCTAACTTGGCCTTGTGGACCTCGGTCCAGCTTCCCTGGTCGTCGGTGTAGATGGCGCCGTTGGCGAGCTGCAGGCATTTCAGCGTGAGAGCCGCCGCGTTGAACGCCTCGACTTCCGCTCCCTGGATCTCGGCGAACATTTCCTGCTCCAGTTCCCGGTAGGCCCGAGCCGCAGCCACCGGCAGGTCGATCTCGATCCTGTGGACGATCGGCTCGCGCAAATCGAAATGGTCGCGCGCGTTGAGCGAGAAGCACACGCCGGAAAGCTTCTCCTCGATCTCGCGCTGCGCGTGGCCCAGCGGCTTGATGAAGCTCCAGCCATCGGGCGTCGGGATCGACGTGAACCACCGGCTGGTGAATGCGCCGAAGCTCTTGCCGAGGCGCTCGCCCTTGTCGAGGAACCATATCTGCCCCCACAGGTCAGCCAGCCCGTTGGGGCTTGGCGTGCCGGTGAGTTCGACGAACCGTTTGACGTGCTTGTGGGCCACCTTGCCCAGCGCCCGCGCCCGCTTGCCGCCCTGCCCGAGGCGGAAGCTCTTCAGCTTGGTGCTTTCGTCGGCGACGATCGTCGCGAAGGGCCAGCTCTCGCCGAAATGCTCAGTCAGCCAGACCAGGTTCTCGTAGTTCATCGTGTAGATCGCGGCGGGGATGCGCAGCGCGGCGCGCCTCTGCTCGGCGCTGCCAACCACCGGCACGACCTTCAGGTGGGAGAGGTGATCCCACTTCCGCACCTCATCCGGCCAGGTGGATTGCGCCACGCGCAGGGGCGCGAGGACCAGCACCGGGCCGGGCTCGACGATTTGCAGGATGTCGAGCGCGGTGAGGGTGGCGGAGGTCTTGCCGAGGCCCATGCCCGCCCAGATGGCCACGCGCGGCTGCCCGAGGATGCGCTCGATGATCTGGGATTGGTATGGGCGGGGGGTGAATTTCATCCCAGCAGCGCCTCCACTTTCGCGATGCTGTCGATGACGTGGACCGACTGGCCCATCGCCCGCAGCCTCTCATGCTCGCGCAATTGGTTCACCCGCGGCTTCTGGCCGGGGGCTTTCAACTCCGCGAAAAAGCTCCAGCCCTTGAGCATCACGAAACGGTCGGGAGCGCCGTTGCGGCCGATCCAGCGCAGCTTGCGCACCTCTCCGCCGAGGGCCTTGACCCTGCCGACCAGGTAGTTCTCGATGTCGCGCTCACGCATCAGTCTTTCCTGTATCGATGGGTTTCAAATCCGGCGGCGGCCAGCGGCAGGCCGGTGGCCCACACGGGCGGCACCGACATCAGTGTCGCCAGGCCGTCCGAGGACCAGCTCGCGTCGTCAGGTGTTTCGGTGATCAGCTCGTCATGCACGCTCAAGACGATCTCGTACCCTTCGGCGTCGGCCAGCGTCATCCCCGCGGCCAAAATATCTCTGGCACATGCCTGCGTGACATTCTCGACCAGTTTCCCGCCGTAGGTTTTCAGCCGCTCCCAGCGCCGGCTGTACTGGTTTACGCCCATGTACGAAATCTGACCGCCCTCATCGACGCGAGCGCCGGGGTAGCAGAGCGATCGGCCGGACGGCAGGATGATGCGAAGCCATGCGGCATTGCGGCGGATCTTCACCTTGCCGCACGGGATGTCATCGCCGGGGCGGTGGATGGCGAGCCGCACGGCATCGGCGAGGCGGGGCCACAATTCCGTCGTGCGGGGGTGCGCGCAGCGCCACGCCCGCTTGATGGCGTCGCAGACCACCCACGTCTCGTCCCGGAGGCCGAAGGTGGGGCGATTGTTGAGCTTCGCCCAGGCCAGCGCGCTGTTGGCCTCGGAGATCAGCCCAGCGCCGAGGGTGGGGCGCGCAGCCTCGGCCATCGCGTCGAGGTCGATGTTGTAGGCCGCGGCGAATGTCACGAATGCACCGACACCGCCCTCATAGCCAAGGGCCAGTTCCATCACCTTGCCGACCTGGCGCTGGGCCTTCGTGACCTCCTCGGGCTTGACCCGGAACGACCGCGCATAGGCCAGCTTGTAGAGGTCGGGGCCGTGGCCCTCGTCGTAATCACGGAACGCCTTGAGCTTCCATTCCTCACCGGCGAGCCACGCCAAGACCCGGCCCTCGATGTTGGCGAGATCCGCCACGACCAGCTTCTTGCCGGCAGGTGCGACGATGCAGCCGCGGATCGCGCTGCTGGTCAGTTCCATCACGTTGTCGGTGAGCAGGTCGGCGCAGTCGGCCTTGAGCATGTCGATGCCGGCGTCGATCGCCGCTTGCAGCTCGTCGTCCTTGAGGTCGCCGATCGTTGGGCGCGGCAGGTTCTGAGGCTGGAACAGGCGCCCGGCCCAACGCCCGGTGCGGGATGCCCCACAAAACTGGAGCGTTCCCCTCAACCGCCCATCGGATGACGTGGCTTTCTTCAGCGCCGCATATTTCGCCGTGCTGGTGGTCGAGGCTTGGAGGCGCACCTGCAGCAGCTCGCGGAGATCGGCGGGCAGCGTCTCGTCCTGCAGGAGATGCTCGACGGTGGCGCCGCGCAGGTCGTCGAGCGCCAGGCCGTGGGCCTCAAGGATATAGCGCAGCATGGCATCGCGCTGGGTAGCGGCCCAGACGCTGCCGTCCGTGATGGCCTGGGTACGGTCGGCCAGATCGGCCTGCGCACGATCGACGCCGGCGATGGCCGCGTGGACGAGGTCCATGTCGATCGCCACGCCACGGTCGTTGATCTTCTGGTCAAGCAACCAGAGTTGGCGCTCGGCATCGGTCCAGTTCCACCTGGGCAGCTTCCGGTCCACGGCGCGCATGGCCTCGATGTCGAGGCGGGCGTAGTCGAGGAATTTCTGCCAGTCCTCCGGGTGTGTCAGCCTTGTGGCCCTGCGGAGCTTCTGGTTCTTCGGGCGGGGCTTGCAGAAGAGGTTGATGAGGCGCTTGCCGTCACGGTCCTTGGCCTGATCGGTCGGCACCTGGAGGATCTCGCAGAGCTTGCCGAGGCTGCCGGGGAGGCTGTGGGCAAGGGCAGTCACCATCGTGTCCCTTATTTTTTCGGCAGGCAGGTCGATGCCGTTGCGCTTCAATACGGTGCGGTCGAAATGGGAATTGTGGATGACGACCTGGTTGGCCTGGTCGAGCAAGATGTGTAGGTGGTGGTTGAGCGGCCTCGTGAGATCCCACACCTCGACCGGCTCGTCGTTCCACGCCCACGCCGCCAGCAGGATCTCGGCCTTCTCGGCGTAGGCGTGGGTGCCGTGGCCAATCGGCACCGTGCTGTAGGTTTCGATGTCGAGGTAAAGGGTGCTCACGGCGATCTCCTCTGTGAAATCCCCCGCAGCGCACGGAGGCAAAACCAGACGCTGCGGGGGCACGGCCAGTCTGGCGGGGCGCTCAGACCAGCGCGTCTTCATCTTCAGTAGACAGGTCGTCGAATTCATCGGCACTCGCCGGGCGGCCGCCGCCGAACGCCTCGCCGTCCTTCACGAACTGGACACCACTCAGCGAAGCGGCGATGCCGTTGCCGGAATTGTCGTATGCGAAGACGTCGACGATCATGTTCACATAGCAACCAGCGTAGGGGCGGCCGTCCGACACTGACAGGGGGGACTTGTCCCGGTCGATGATGGTCGGCCGCACCTTGTTGCTGGCCGAGAACGCCATCATTCCCTCGTACCCGTCGTAGGTCTTGTTGTCGCCGTCCTGGAAGCAGAACTTGTTGGGGTTGCCCCGGATCGACTTCACGATGCCCGCGGCCTTCGTATTCCACTTATCGGTGGCGACCTTCATGATCGCGGCCTCGATCTCTCTGACCATCTCGCTGCCCTTCGGCACCAGCGCGGTGGCCTTGAACTTGGGAGTGTCGCCCGCCTGGAAGGCGCGCGGTTCGAACAGGTCCGGGAAGGACAGGCGGGCATTCTTGATAACAACTTTCATCTTCGTTCTCCTTATTGGACGGCTTCAAATTCATCCGCACTCGCGACCAGACTGATGGCCGGTCGCTTGTCGTTCTCGGGGGCCACGCTCGGCCCGCCGTCTGCTTGCGTAATGATGGCCTGAAGGACGGACCACTGACGTGGCCCAATAGTTCCGGCCTTGTGCAGCTTCTCCGCGGTCGTCGGCGAGATCAGCTTGAGGTCGAACATTTCCTCGACCTTGAGCCTCATGCTCTTCAACTTCGCCTCGGCCTCCTGCTCATTCGACCACTTGCGGGCGCCCTTGCGACCGGCCACCAATTTGTAACCGGGCACCGCCTGGCCGGAGAGCAACTCGCTCTCCACCCGCGCCCTGATGGCCTTGCACCATGTCTCGACCAGGTCGATGCTCGACATGCAGTGGGCCAGGTAGTTGAGGCCCATGCGCTGGGGTTCGCTTGCGATCTGCTCGCGCTGGGCTGCGTCGAGATCCTCGAAATCGGCGCCCACGGTTTCGGCGATATGGCTCGCCAGCGCCGGGCAGTGGGCCTTCGCCTTGCACCAGCGGCAGGCTTTCTCTGAGGGAGCGAGCGCGGTGCTGCCTTCCACGATCGCAGCGGCCGCATCGGAAGCCCCCGCCGCGAAAAGCTCCAGATCCTCGACCGTCTGCGTCCACTCGGAAATATGGTCGAGGCGGGGCTGCACGATCACCATGCGGACGGTCCTGAAATCCTGCACCAAACCGAATTGGTGGAGAGCGCCGAGCGCATACAACTGCAATTGCTCGTTGTCCTCGGCGTCGACCTTGACACCGCGGCCGTACTTGAGATCCACCAGGATCAGCTCGTCGCCGGCGGTGATGATGCAGTCCGACGTGCCGAAGCTGTCGGGAACGCCGATCACCTCAGAGAAATCAACACGCTGCTCGACGAAGATGGGGTGAGAGCCGGCGGTGGTTTTCACGTAAGCCACGTACCGATCGACGCTGTCGATCATGTCGGCGTCGTACTCGTCGAGCGGCCAAGGGATGTTGCCCAGAATGCTCGCCGCCAGTTCGTGGGCCAGCGTACCTTCCTCGGCGAACTCGCTCGATGTATCCGGCAGGGCGGCCTCAAGCGCCACGCTGCCGGGGCAGCGCAGCCAGCGGTGGGCCGCGCTCGGCGAGAGGCGGGCGTGGGCGGTGGGTGTGTCGGCCATCACGCCACCGCGGACTTGGCGACGGCCACGACCTCGGCGTACTGCTCAGGCTTCAACTCCTTGCCGCTCTTCGCGCCAAACCTGCCGAGGACATCGAGGGCGCCTTGACGGCCATGCTTCGCGGCCACCGCGGTGATCGCCGCGGCTACCTGCTCGTAGGTGACGGGATCAGCCGGCTCGGGCGGCGAGGCGGGCTCTTCAGCCTTCGGCTCTTCCTTGGCCGGCTTGGTTTTCTTCTCCGTCTTGGCGGGGGCGGGGGCGGCGTCGACGGGCGCCAGCTCGCTGGCCGGGGCCGCGGGCGCGATGCCTTTGGACAAGATGCCGATGAGTTCCCGCACGGCGGCGGTGTTCTCGGCGATGGCGATTTCGAGGGACATTCTGGTTTCTCCTGTTAAGCGAGGGGTGGGAACAGTTCGACGTCTGCAAGCTCGACGCACTGGTAGCCTTCGATCTCGGACGGTTCTTCGAGCGTGCGGCGCCGGATGCTGGCCCATCCGCCGGCCTTCTCGTGTCTGGCGATGTGAATGCTGAGGCGCTTCCAGGCGGGGTTGGTGAACGGCGCGCCGGTGGACTTCCGCAGCAGCGTGACCGGCAAGTTCCTGGCCTTGAAAGTGACGATGCTCATGACACGACCTCCAGAAAGCGAGCCGTCTGCGCGGCCCGAGCGGCGGCCCCAGCGGCCTCAGCGGCGGCCCGAGCAGCGGCCCAAGCGGCGGCCCGAGCGTCGGCCCCAGCGGCCCCAGCGGCCTCAGCGGCGACCCGAGCGGCGGCCCAAGCGGCGGCCCCAGCGGCGGCCCAAGCGGCGGCCCCAGCGGCCCCAGCGGCCTCAGCGTCGGCCTGAGCGGCGGCCCCAGCGGCCT